CGCGCAACGATACGCCGCGTGGAAGGAGTATGTGCAGGGCATAGCCCAACCGCACATACTAGCCGCGGCGATAGACATGCCCCCGGTGGACCCGAAAAAATACGCAGCGAGCGGCCGGTACCGAAAGCCGATAACACTAAAAGGCGAGCTGCGCATGGATATAAAAATACACTTTGCCAACGAGCACCACGCAGACCCAGAGAGCATTTACGGTAGTTTGGCCGATAGCATATTTTTAGATGACAAACACCTCCGCGGAAAAATTGACTTCTGCCACGCGAAGGACAAAAAAGGTAAAGTGGATGTAATACTAACTATTATGCCGCACGGGAACATTTGAGATAAACACATGAGAACGAAAGAACCAACCAAGATAGGGCTAGTGCAGGAGGTACTTCGCGGCGACTTCTACCGCGTAAGCATAGGCGAGCAGGAGGCACGGTGCTACCGCAGCGGGAAAATGCGGATGAACAAAATAGGCGTAAACCCCGGCGACCGGGTAGAGTGCATAGTGGAGGGAAACATCGGCAGGATAATCAGGCGATACTAACCATGCACGCAGAGCAAAAGAAATACGAAACCAGATCGGCATACCTACAACGACGTAGCGCGCAGCTCCGTCGCAAGAGGTGGGAACGGACGATCACAGGCGCAGAGGAGGACGAGCTTAGGAAGGTGCAACTGGAGATACTTTGTAGGAAAGAATTTATACATAAATATGACCATCGAACAAATTAAGATCAGCGACCTAAAAGTAGCGGAATACAACCCGCGAATAATGCCGGAGCATGAGGCGGCCGCGCTCAAAAAAAGCATCGCCACCTTCGGTTTTGTTGAGCCGGTAATCGTCAACATGCACAAGTGCGAGAACTGCGGCGACCGTAAAAACATTCTGATCGGAGGGCACCAGCGCCTAGTAGCCGTAGAGGGCGACCCTAAGTTTGAAAGCGTGCCGGGAATATACCTTGACCTACACCTGCCGCAGATAAAGTGGGTAATAAGCTACGCAGACGGAACGCAGGCCGGGAGCGGAACCATATACAGGGCGAGTGGCTTTGTACTGACCGGCCCGGCTACCGAAAGAACCAGACGATATTTTATGTCCCAAAAATGAAGGAGTGCTTTGCAAAGCTAACCTTCACCACACTAAAGAGCCACGGCACCTTTGCGCGGATAAAACGAGCGATGGGCGTAGACGTGCTAACGGAAATGAAGGGGGGTGCGAGCATAGAGAGAGTACTGAAAGCGCTCGAAGGGCAGGTGCTCGAAGGGTACCAGGTGCGCTATATTTATTTTGTGAAACCAGAGTGGCGTAGTAAGCTAAAGGTTCCGGAGGTGAACTATGGCGAGTTAAAGAAGCTACAGTGGCCAGAAGGCATACGATAACCCAATAAGCGCGCGAAGCATAAAGGTAATGCGGCCAGGTTCCACTTGGCAGAAGGCGGATCGCTACCGACCCGCGCGCTCCAGAATAAAGCACAGCAAAGCACATAGCAATAAAACAATGCCAGCATATAGTAAAGAGCGCGAACAGTACCACATAAGCCGAATACGGAGCGTTATGGTGCTATCGTCCGGCGCGACCCTTTTACAGATACAGGAAGCGCTGGAGGCGAGCGTAGAGGCGCCGATCAGATTAGACGCTCACTACATTCTGAAGCTCCGGAAAAAAATATACTCCGAGAGATTACGCCGGAATAATAATCTCAACAAAGGCGCGCGCATCGCCTACATCCAAGACAAGCATCGAATAATAGAGCAACGGCTATGGGGCGAGGCAGCGAACAGCAAAAACCCCGGAGTGGTGCGAGTGATGGCGCTGGAGAAAATAATGAAAAATGAACTAGACCTTTTGAAAGCCGAAATGGACGCCGGATTTTACGAGCGACAGATAGGCACGCTAACAGTCAACGGAAAGGTCGAGCACGAACACACCCTAGCGCCGGAGATACTAGACCCGATACTGCGCGCGCTACGGAACTACGGCCTGATAAAGCCAAAAATAATAGAACAATATGCAAGCCCTACCCCAGCTATCCCAGGAGGAGGCGACCAAGCTAGTGCAATACCCGCACCTGCGAGCGCAGATGCGCAAGCCATTCCTAGGATTTAAGATACTCTACCTAAGCCACTACCTAACGCTTCCACCTGCCGACTTCCACCCGGAGCTAAGCGGGCTATTTGAGGACCACAGCGAGAAGTTTATAAGCATCATCGGCTTCAGGGGTAGCGCCAAGAGTAGTGACGGCAGCGTAGCCATGCCGCTGTGGATGGCGCTAGAGAACGCCGACGCCTACCCTTTCATCGTTCTAGTGAACGAAACCCGCGACATGGTAGTAGAGAGCATAAGCAACATACGCAAAGAGCTGGAGGAGAACGAGGTACTCCAAAGCGACTACGGCGACATGAGCGAGGGAGTGAGCAAGCAAAAAGAGTGGACGAAAACCGGACTACTCCTAAAGAACGGCGTGCGTATACTCGGACTAAGCCGTGGCCAGCGCATCAGAGGGCGTCGCCACCGGCAAAACCGGCCAAGCGTAGTTATAATCGACGACCCGGAGGAGATGGACAAAGTAGACAAAAAAGAATACCGAGAGAAAACAGAGAAGTGGTTGCGCGGCGAAGTAATCCCCGCCATTGAGGAAAGCAAGGCACGCCTGATAGTGCTAGGAAACATTTTACACACCGACGCGCTAATGGTGCGACTAAAAAACGACCCGATATTTACACACCGCGAGTACAGCCTTTTCAAAGGCGGCGACGACTGGGCGCACTGCACATGGAAAGGAAAATACCCAACCCAAGCCTCGCTAGACGCGCAAAAGAAAAAAGTGCGACATAGCGCGTGGATGCGCGAGTATTGCCTAAAGGTTGTGCCGCCGGAGGGGCAACTGATAAAAGAGGAGTGGATCCAATACTACGAGGAAGTACCCGGCCCGGTATACGCCACCGACCCAGCCACCAAGCGGCAGGCACTCGTGAGCAACCCGATACTAAGCGCCGCAGTAGGCAACGACTTGGCGATCAGCAAGAAGGCGACGGCCGACTTCACCACATTCGTAGCGGGAGTAATGGCAACCAAAGACGGACGCGCCCACATTTTCATTTTGCCAAACCCGGTAAACGAGCGACTGTCGTTTCAGGAAACGATAAACCGCGGCCGGACAGTATACAACCAAGTGAAAGCGAAATACGCCGCGCCGATGTTCTTCACCGAGGACGTGGCATACCAGAGGGTGGCGATAGAAATGCTGGCCGCCGCTGGCATTCCGGTAGAGGGCGTAAAGGTCGGAACGGACAAGCGCGCGCGACTGATGCTGGCCGCGCCCTTCATAGAGAACGGCACCGTGCTATTCCCGCGTACAGGTGCGGAGGATTTACTCGACCAACTCACGGGATTCGGGATAACTGATCACGATGATTTAGCTGACGCCTTTGTGAATATGGTGCTCGGCATAAACAGCGTGAGCGGAATGCAACCGCTAGACGTGATACTGCTCGGATAATTTATTAACAGGTGGCACGCCTAGTCCGCTGTGCTACACTAAAACCAAATGGAACTACCAAACTTTTTAGAAAATCTCCTAGAAAAAGCGGGATTTGTTTCTACAGAAAAAGCGCGCGCGCCGGGAGTAAGCGCAAGTAGCAGCGCCGACCCATTCACGCTCTGGGCGCAGAATAAAAAAGTAAACCCCGCCAAGGCCATGGAGGTATACACGGCATGGGTATACGCCGCAATCCGCGCCATTGGCATGGACATCGGAAACATTGACTACAAACTTTTCAAGATAGGACGCGACGCAGACCAGGAACTTTTTGAACACGAACTCCTAGACATGCTCGGGGCCATGAACGACTACGAGGTGGCCTTTGCGACGAAGTACGTCATCGCCGCGCACTTAGAAATGGTGGGCAACGCCTACCTATTCCTAGAGGGCTTAGAAAAAGAAGGCGACAAGCCGATAGCGATACACACGCTCATTCCAAGCAAAGTAAAAGTGCTGGCGCGCCGCGACCAATTCCCGCCGCACGTTGAGGGCTACAGCTACCGGCTCGGAGATAATAAATGGAACTTCAAGCCGTGGCAGGTCATACATATAAAATACCCAGACCCAAGCGATCCATTTGAGGGAGTAGGAACCGTGCAGAGTCTGGCGCAGTGGATAGACGCGGACAATTACGCTATGGAGTTTAACCGCCGCTTCTTCCTAAACGGCGCGCGCATTGGCGGCTTCCTAGAGAGCGAGAGCGCGTACACACCCGATCAACTGCAATACCTAAAAGAGAGCTTTGAGAGCGCATTCAAGGGCGTAGAGAACGCCTACAAAGTAATGGCGCTGCCAAAAGGCACGAAGTACGAGGAGGGCGGCAAGACGCAAAAAGACATGGACTTCCCGAACCTCTCGCTGATGATGCGCGACCGAATTATCGCCGGCTTCCGCACGCCAAAGACCGCAATCGGAATAACCGACGACGTGAATAGAGCGAACGCCGAAGCCACTGACTATGTATTCGCCAGCCGGACTATCCGGCCGATTATGCGTTTGATAACCAGCTATCTAAATGAGTTTTTAGTACCGCGCTACGGCGACAATCTGTACCTAGGATTTGAGGACCCTGTACCAGAGGACAGAAAGCAGAGAATGGGAGAGATGCGAACTGCCACCGGCGGCCACGCGGTACTGACACCGAACGAGGCCCGCGCCGACTATTTCGGAAAAGACCCAATAGAGGGCGGGGACATTTTGCCGGCGACCACCACCCCTGCCGGGCCGACCGCGGAGCCGATAATGAACTCCATAAAAGCAACGGCTACCAAAAAAATAAAACGAGCGCGACCAGTAAAAACCCGATACGCCCAGCGCTACGCGCGCCGAAAAGAAATATCCGAAAAGATGGCGGTCAAAGCAACCGACGCAATTCAGAAAATCCTAGCGGACGCGCTAAGCGTAGAAAAAAAAGGAGTGCGCGAACTGGGGCTACTAAACGAAGTAGAGCAAGAGGCGCTGTATAAAGGATTTGCCCTGCGCGTAGACGGCTACGAAAAAAAGGTGCGCGAGGCAGTCAAGGAGTTTAACGAGGAGCAGCGCAAGGAGGTAGTAGCCAACCTGCCGGAGATAACCAAAACATTTTTAGGAAGTACAGAGAAGCTCCGCCAAGCCGACCTATTCAACCTATCAGGCGGCATCAGCGCGCTAATACGGATAGCCATGCCGATAATGACCCGACTAGCAGAAAAAGAGGGCGCAGCAGCCGGGGCACTCCTAGCCATAGCCGACATGGACATTTTAACCCCGGAGGTGACCGCCGCTATCGACAAAGCCGTAGAGCTGATGTCCGAGAGCTATAACCGA